CAAACCGTGACTTGTACGACCAATTGAAGGCGCTAGCCTAATTACATCCGGCAGCGCCGGTAGGCGGGTTGCGCCTGCTGCTATCTGTAAACACTTTTTCTTTGGAGAAACACCGTGGCGACTCTTCGCTCCGATGTCATCATTCCTCAGATATTCACCCCGTATGTGATCGAGCAAACCACCGTGCGGAACCAGTTTCTGCAAAGTGGCGTAGCTCAACCCATGGCGGAGTTGAATGGCACTGAAGGTGGTGACCTAATCAGCATTCCTTTTTGGAAAGCAAACCTCACCGGTGATGCTGAAGTCCTTACCGACTCCACAAGCCTCACCCCTGGCAAGATCACTGCTGACAAGCAAATCGGTGTAATCCTGCACCGTGGCCGCGCTTGGGAAGCACGTGACCTAGCGGCTTTGGCTTCTGGTTCTGACCCTATGGCCGCCATTGGCCAAAAGGTTGGCGAGTACATCGCTAACCAACAACAAAAGGATCTTTACAAGACCCTTGAAGGTGTATTTGGCGCCCTGACCGGCTCCGACTCGCCTGCCTTTGCAGATCTCCGCTTTGACACCAGCGGCATGACCGCCCTTGGTCCCAAGCAAGTTGCCCAAGCCCGCGCCAAGCTGGGTGATCAAGGCGACAAGTTGGCTGCTGTTGCTATGCACAGCGCGTGCTACTACGACCTAGTAGAACGTAAGGCCATTGATTATGTGTCAACTGCCGACGCCCGTGGCACTGCAACTACCTTCTCTGGTGGTTCAATGGTTTCCGCCTATGGCGGCGACAATGCAGTTCCCACATATATGGGTCTGCGAGTGATCGTCTCAGACGACATCACCAACTCTGGCGGTAACTACGCTTGCTATTTCTTCACCCAAGGCGCTGTCGCCACCGGTGAACAGCAAGCATTGCGCACCGAGACCGACCGGGACATCCTGGCTAAGTCCGATGCCATGGCCGTTGATTGGCACAACTGCTTCCACCCTGTAGGCGCTAAGTGGGCCGTGACCACTACCAACCCAACCGGTGCACAACTGGCTACTGTTGGTAACTGGTCTAAGGTGTATGAAACCAAGAACATTGGTATCGTACGCGCCACCATTCAATCCAACTACGACTGAGGCAGTTAACCATGGCTTCCATTTTTGAGCTTGGTGACATCCCCGGCGGCTTGCTGCCTGGGTCATGCACGCTGGCAGCACCTACCGCTACTGCCACCCTGACCACCGCCCAGTCATACAACGCCATCATCCGTGGCGTTCCTACCGCTGCTGCTACCTATACCACCGCTGCGGCGGCTGATATTGTGGCTGCAATCGGTGGTGATTGTGCAGTTGGCACCTGCTTCCGTATCGTTGTTATCAACGCATCGGCTGGCGCCTTTACCATCACCATCGCCGGTGGTACTACCGTTACTGTTTCTGGTGTTGCCACTGTGGCCCAGAATGCTTCCAAGGAGTTCATCGGCTACGTGTCAAACGTAACTGCTGGCTCTGAGGCAATCACGCTGTATGGCCTAGGCTCTACTGCATCTGCCGCTGCCTGATGGGTTTATTCGCTTTCAGGCGATTACGTGAACGTGAGGCTGCTGCTACGGCGGCGGCCTCTTTTTGCGTGCCTAAACTAGAACCAACGGAGCCAACTGATGGCAATAACAATCGACGCGACAGTAGGCGGGGCAAACGCCAACTCATACCAAACACTGGCGGACGCACAAGCGATAGTTGACGGCATGGTGCAGGATGCAGACGTAACCGCATGGGCGGCTGCTACCACTGACGCCAAAAACCGCGCCCTATACACCGCCACGCAACGTCTAGACCGTGAACGGTTCATTGGCGCTAGATCAACTGACACGCAAGCACTGCAATGGCCGCGCACTGGCGTGCGCAAGCCAGACACATACATCAACACCTACGCCGTTGGGTTTCCGTTTCGCATCACGACCGACTACTACACCGACACCGAAATCCCTGACCAGATCAAAAAAGCGCAGGTGATGCTTGCGGTTTACCTGAATAACAACGTCGATGGCCTTGGCCTGACTGGCCTTGAAGACTTTAAGAACGTTAAGGTCGGCAGCCTAGACGTAACACCATCCCAAGGCATGGGTGCCGACAAGATTCCACCGTTGGTTGAACGGTATATGACTGGCCTTAGAATAAGTGGGCCAGGTAACTTTGCTATCCGCCGGAGCTGACATGTCTGAATATGCCATAGGCTTTGAATATATCAGCGACACCGCAGCACATACTGGCCGCTTTTGCGAATTGGTCGCATTTGAGGATTCGGTGATTGCTAGCGCGGTAATCCAAAACCAAACCGGCAACACGTTCACCAGCGTGCCGCTTAAGGCTGGCCAATGCGTTGAGGCGGTATTCACTAGCGTGACACTAGCCTCCGGCAAGATCGCCGCTTACAAGATTTAGCCATGGGTGATTCCAACGTATTAGGCATTGATTATTCCAAAGGCGCAACTTTTGTTGACGCCGCAACAACAGTGACTGGCCGCTGGTGTGCGATTACTTTTTTGAACAGCGCAGCAATCACTGAAATCATTAGCACCAACTATGACGGGGCATCATTGGTTGGCCATACTCCTACCGCTGGAGTAACGATTTATGGTGTTTTCACCAGCATTAACCTGTCGGCTGGCCACTGCGTTGCATATAAGCTCTGATGGCACTATCAACCGCGCTACGAAAGGCCGCCAGTAAGTTGATGGCTAAGTTCGGCGGCACGGCCACCATTCGGCGTATTACCCTTGGCTCTTACGATCCAGCCACCGGCACTGCGGCAGAAACCACGGCTGATACCAGTGTGCGTGGTGTGCTTGAAGACGTGACCAGACGCGAAGTAAACGATCTAATCCAAGCGGGCGACAAGCGCTTGATGGTTGCAGCCGCAGACTTGGCCAATGCACCAACGACAGCCGACCGCGTAATCATCAGCAGCCGGTCATTGCAGGTGATTGAAGTGCGCACCATTGAGCAAGACAACATAGCGATAACCTATGAATTGATACTTAGGGACTAATGGCAGGCACCATCCAGCTAGGCGATATGGGCGAATATGTGAACCAGCAGATGGAGAAACTGCTGCGCGTAGTGGTGCTTGATGTAGATGCAAGACTTAAGATGGAAAGCCCGGTCGATACTGGCCGCTTTCGTGCTAGCTGGCAGGTGGGCGAAAATTCAGCAACCGGTGGCATTGCGCCGGATGGCAGTTACCCATCAGCGCCACCGTTGACGCGGATTGGCTATAGCTGGGAAAAGCTAGGCAACGTCTATAGCGTCCACAATAATCTGCCATATGCAACGCCACTAGCTAATGGCCACAGCAGGCAAGCATTAACCGGCTGGGTCCAAGCAATCGCTAAGGATGCACAAAGCTATGCCAAGGCACAGGCTGCCAAGATCGGGCGGGAATCATGAGCAGCACACTAAACGAAGTACGCGCCGCTATTGAAGGCCGCATCGCAACGCAAATGGCAATTGCACCGGCCTATCCGGTCAGTTACCAGAATGTGCCGTTTACGCCACCAAATAACACGCCATGGCTACAGGTGTTTATTCGCTTTGGTGACAATGCCTACGCAACGCTGCTACCTACGGGCAATATCGGCTTTAACCGCCAAAATGGCACGCTAGTAGTCAATATCTACACGCCGATTGGCGTTGGCCCGGCTGCAAATTTCACTATTGCAGAACGCATCAAGGATTTGTTTGATCGCGTAACAGTATCTGGTGTTATATTTGATGCGGCGTCCGGTCCGGCACAGGTAACCCCTGCGTCACCTGAGCCTTATTTCCAGACGCAGCTAACAATCACCTTTGAAGCGTACCTAGACTAAACTCAGCCATCACCTTCTACTAAATCCATGGCCGTCACTGTTCTGTCCGGCACGTCCGGCGCCCTTTACTACAAACCCGCTGGCACTAACGGCACGTTTCTTGAGGCAAACGTAACCACCGGCGCTGGCACCAGTCAGATCGTGGTGCGGTCTTACCTAAATTTTAAGGTAGGCGATCCAATCAAATTTTCATTGGTTAATGGCCAAACCGGTGGTAGTGGCTCCGGCACACTGCCTGCTCCGCTTTCAAGCGCCACCACCTATTACGTGATTGGTTACGTCGCAGCCACTGGTGTGCTGACGTTCTCGACCACTGCAGGCGGTAATCAACTGACGCTAACCGACGACGGCACTCTGGCCACTCCTAATGAGTTTCAGGTTGCTTACGCCGATTACGCAGCGGTCGGCCAGGTACAGCGCTGGGGCTTTGAAATCAGCCGCGCCGAAATCGACGTAACCACCATCGGCCAAACAGCCGCCCAGTATGCGCCTTTCAAGGCTTATATTCCTGGGTTTGCTGATGGCACCGGCACCGCAACTGTTTACGTTACCAATGAAGACAGTGCGCTTTCTAACCGCATGGTTGAAGATGTGCTGCAACGCCAGCAAGTCGGTTGCGCATTCAAGCTCTACACCGATAAGGCAGGCACCGAAGCCCTAAGCCGCAGCATCGCCATGGATGCTGTACTGCTTACCGCCAGCATCAACATCAACCCAGATGATGCTCAGATGGTGGAAATTTCATTCCGTCCCACCGGT